CCGTAGGTCTGGTTCCCCTCCTGCCAGTTCATCCGCGGGTAGAGGAAATGGATGTACGGCCAGTCCACGGAGGGAGCGTCGTCCACCCAGGCATCGACCCAGAACTCGAACGCGACATACGACGGATCGAAGTCGCATCCGATCTGGTTCGGGTGCCAGTTGCCGATCGGCACCGGCTCGGTGCTCTCGTCGAGGATCACGGTCGCGCCGAGCATCATCTCGAGCAGCGCAGGCTCGAGCGCCGACTGGTTCATGGTGAAGTCGTACCGCTTGAGACGGTCGGGGTCCTTCCGGGTCGCGACGATGCAGCCGCACCCGTTGACCAGGTTGGACTCCTGGCCTGTCTCGAGGTTCGGGTTCTTGCCGACCGTGACGATCTCGTCCGAGACGTACACGTTGTTCGGCCCGGCCGCCACCGACCCGTCCGCTGCAAGCCGTGTCACGCGAATGCGGCAGACGTGAAGCGGGACCGCACAGATTTCGGGATTCTGCACCTCTACTCCTTCCTATGCCGCCCGGTCTACCAACACGGCGAGCTGCAGGCCGGTGTCCCACGAGACAACGACGTCTCGTTCCGCCCTGAGAGTGATGTCGTTGTTGTTGTCCACGGTGTTCATCGCCTCGCCCACGGTGGGCGGGTTGACCCGGATCGGACCACGCCGGATCTCCACCGGGCCGGTCGCCCACACCCACGAATGCGTGGCATCCGCGAGAGCCTCGCCATCCGGCTCAGCCCCGACATACCCAGTGCCAACCACGACCCTGGAGCCGGTGCCGTACAGATAGCAGTTGCCGTTCTGGTCGTAGACCAGCTGTTGGCTGGCCGCCTTTACCGACGTCGCGGGATCGATGTGCACCAGGTGAGCGGCACCGGTCACCGCCGCGCTCTGCTCGAGCAACGCCAGCGCCGGGACAACACCCATCGCGGCCCCGCCGTTCAACACCTGGATCGCCACGTCCGAAGTCGTCGGGACCAGAGCCAAGTGCGGATTGGTCGGAACCCTCGTGCCCTTCGCGAACTCCTCCTCGATCAGCTTGGACTCGACCGCCCGGAGCGCCTGAACCGTCAGGCTAGCCCAGTAGTCGAACTCCACCCCGATCGAACGAGCCGTGCACTCCAACGTCTCGTAGATCGTGAAGCTCGCGAACTCCGGCAGCTCGTCCGGCCGCTCCTGCATCCCGTTCTTCTCCCGGTTGGTGCCGGTCGCGCACGGGTTGTGGGCACCGCCGGAGCGAGCGTCGATCCACGGCCAGACCTCGATCCCGGCGAAGATGTGCTCGTCCGCGACATCGATGACTGTCGCGACATCGAGCAGCCGGTATCGAGGGGGAGACGGAGCGTGAGTCTCCAGCCCTACGGTCGGACCGAGAGTCATCGTGCTCATGCTCCGTCTCCCTCCTCGTCAGCCTTCTAGCAGGTGATCAGAGCCGCCGCGTTCGGCGTCCCCGCACCCGTCGGGCAGACCGTCGTCGTGATGTACTGCGACGCGATCCCGATGTAAGCGACGACCTCGAAGGTCTCCGCGAACATCCGGTAGTCGTTCGTGTTGTTGAGGATCGAATCCCGGACGATGCCGAGATCGAGCGTGCCGCCGTCCAGGAAGAGGAAGCTCCCCTCCGGATAGAGGAAGAACTTGATCGTCGTCGGGAACTTGAGCTGCGCTCCCGCGCCCTGTGCGGCGAACACCTGGCCGTCGCCCGTGGCACCGTCGAGGACGAAGCTCGCCTCCACGTTCGCCAGCTCGCGCAGCGCCTGGATCACGCCGTCACGGGTCTTGGCGAACCGGTAGAAGTTGCTGTTGATCAGGTCGGTGATCAGCAGCCCCGCGGTCCACCGGGGAAGCAGCGCCCGGATCACCACGTTGTCGTCGAGCCGGTGCGCCGACCGCATGCCCTCCGCGCCCAGGATCAGCGAGTAGAGCAGCGAGCTGAACGCCCCGTACGCCTCGGTGCCGTCCACCTCGACCGAGAAGTCCTTCATCTGGTCGAGGATCGACGTCTCCGCCAGCGAAGCGTGTGCAGCGGCAGCGGCATCGACGAACGCCGCGACCATCTCCGGCCACGCCCGGCTGTTGAGGTTGCCGAACTGGAGGCACTTGTAGATCATGTCGAGCTGCACCTCGTCGAACTCGGGGCACTCGATGATCTGGCAGGACTTCTCGGCCGTGGTCCCACCGGCCGCGTCCTCCGCCGCGGTCTTGATCCCGACCCCGCCGTCGTCCTCGGTGATCTCCGCGAAGGTGATCCCCTGGGTGAACTTGAGGCCGCCGCGGACCGCGTTCATCCCGACCAGCGCGTTGCGTGCCGGGCGAGCCGCGGTGCTCCAGTTGCGGATCTCGTAGTAGTTCTGCACGGGGGCGCAGAGACCACCGGACGCGGTGAGCGCCTCCGGCGACACCAGCGCGTCGATCTTGCCCTGGTCGTTCGCGTCACCGCGGAGCCTGCGCTCCTCGGGCCACTGGTCCCCGTACTTGGCGGACGCCACGACGATCTTCTCCGTGACGCCGGGAGCGGTGGAGGTGCTCTGCTCCCTCTTCTTCATGATGCTCATCGCGAGCGCGTGCCGGTCGAGCGCCGTGTCCGCCTCGACACCGGGGATCCCGGCCGACGCGACGAACCCCGGGGTGCTGTCCGCGGACTCCGCGGTCGCCGGGTCGTGGTCCTTGGTCACCCGCGGGAGAGCGGGCTTCCGGGCCATCCGTGCCGCCGACGCCGCGACCGCGGCCTCTGCGTCCACGGTTTCGATGACCTCGCCACCAACCTCGACCTCGCCGGTCGGCTCGACCACTTCGGTGGCCTCTGCGTCTTCGGGATCCGGCTCGTCGCCGTCGCCCTCTGGCGCAGGCTCGTCGCCCTCCGCCTTGACCTCGATGCCCGCCTTGGCGGTCATCTCCGCGAGCTTGTCCTCGAACTCGGCGTCGATCTTGCCGCGCTCGTCCAGCTCCGTGGTGAGCTTCTCGATCTCCTCGACCGCGACCTGCATGGCGTCGAGCACCTGCGCCATGGTGAGGTCACCGATTGTCTCCGGGTCACGATCCGCGACCTTCTGGACGATCTCACGGTACTCGGTGAGCTTCGCTTCCAGCTCCTCGAGCGTGAGGGACGCCAGGTCGTGCGGCAGGCCCGGGAAAAGCTTGTCCTTCATCTCGTCTCCTACGTCGAAGGTGAAACGGATATTTCGGCTTCGCCGTGGAGCCTACGGCCCGGGCATGACCGCGAGAGAGCTACGCAATCCCGCAGATAGCGTAAGAAAACCAGACGGGGCGGACATCCCGCAAGAAGATGCCTCTCCGCGGCCACGGGAGGCCACGGAAGCGCACGCGAGACCTTCGGGGCTATGTTAGTAGCGACCCCCATCTCTTGCAACTCCGGAAGCCCCGTGGTAAAGTGGGGATACCCAAATACAGGAGGTCGCACCGTGCCAGACATCGACGAGTTCTTCCAGACCATCCACGGCTCGCTCGGGGGACCAACAGCTCAGAGCGTCGAGATCGCCGTGCACGACACCTCAGACCGCGAGCACCCCAGCTCGCTGGTGGTCGCCACCCAGACAGGCGAGTGGGACGGAGAGCGGTCCTGGGCCTTTGGCGTCTGGCTCCCGCAGGTCCGCTACCTAGAGTCCGCCCTGCCTGACAAAGTGCACGGCGGCACCTCGGTCGTCCTCCACGTTTCCGCCAAAAGAGTGTGGGTCGACTTCACGGGCGCAGACGGCCTCGAGATCCGGGAGTTCAACATCCGCCGGGCCGACGACGAGGTTTACGAACTGGGTCTTTAGACCAGCGATGGGTGGGGCAGGGCGGCACGACGCCGTTTCTGCCCCACCCGGTCCGACATGAGGGACGGCACGTCGTCACGGTGATCAACCAGACTCGGCACGGTCGCCCACACCTCCAGCTCCAACGCCCTCACCGCACCCGCGGTGATCGCGTCGTCCGCCGTGGTCTTCCCCCACCGCATCCTGTCAGCGTACTCCACCACCGCCCTCGCAGCACCAGCGGGCCAGTGGTTCGCGACCACCGGGAGGAAATGGTCAGCCCCGATCTTCGCGAAGCTCTCGCCCGCACCGGCCGCGATCCGCACCGCCCGGGCCGCCAAAGTCGCCTGGTGCGAAACGAACAGACACAAAACCCGACACGGGCACTCCAGCGCCGCGGCCGTCGCCCTGGCCTCGAAGTCCTCACAGAGCCACGCGTCGTCCTGTACGACCACCCCCGGCTCGTCCCCCAGCTCCAGCAGGCACAGCCGGTAGGTGCGCCACGGGGAAGGTTTGTCACCACCCGGGTCGGTGACAACCTGGAAGCTCGGCGGGAACCGCTCGAGCAGATCAGCTCGAGACGGATGGTGCTGGACCAGGAACTTCAACCTCGTCGCTCGGCCGCCTCGATGCCAGCCAACCAGTGAGCCACAGCGACCGGATTGTCACCAAACCCTATCCCCGATCCCCCTGAATAGTGAAACGAACCATCACGGTCTCGTTCGATGGTAAGCGGCCCAATCTTCTTGCGAGTGCCACGCGTCATGCGAGACGTCTCCCTAGAAAGCTCGTCCACGCGCTTGTCGAACGCCGGGTCTGGTCGTCGCTCCGATGCCTTGCGCTCAGCCTCTGCGAGCGTGAACGCAACGTCCACGACCTCACCAGTGCGATTGTCGATCACCTTGGCCGAGCCAGGCCCCCATAGCTCAGCACGGAAACGTCCACCTGCTGGTGACCCCCCCGGATGGCGAGGATGCTTCGCCGGGTCAAAAGGGCGACCAGCGGCCGTGACCCCCATCCGGCGTCGGTTCGCAGGCTCGTACCCCGCCGCCGCGGCCAGACCGTCGATCCCACCCATCGCCCGAGCCGTCAAAGCCTTGAGCTTCGTCTCGTCCGCATGGGCATCCCGGTAAACACCCGCTGCCACAAGAGCCATGGTGTGAGGCTCGTCCTCCACCATGAGTGACGCGGCCATCGCCCGCGGGACCGGGAACCCGGGCACGTTGACCGCGAGCATCCCGACAAGCTCGAGCTTCCCACCGATCGACCTCCAATCACCCGAGACCGTGGCCCCCCTAAACCTGCGGGCCTTCTCCGCCGGAGCATCCGGCACCAACGCCCCCGCCAACACGATCCCATGGTCGTCCTCGTACGCCCTGACGTGTGCGATCCCGGTGCCGGTGTCGTCGTAATGCCTGACCGCCCCGTCGCGGCTCGCGGTGAGCGGCGCGTGCCCGGTGTCCATCGTCACCCGGCCGACCGCGACCGGCCCGCCGTCCGTGTCCACCTCGCCCAGGTGGAAGAATCGGTAGTCACTAGAGCTTCGCGGTGGGGTGCGGCACACGCCGGGCATCCCCGTGTGGCAGGTCCCCCACAGCGCGGCGTGACCGTAGACCTGCCCGTCCGCGGTGACCGTCATGCCGGTCGGCCCCTCGAGCGTTGGCTTCTCGAACCACTGCTTGGGCGGGACCAACGGAGCGAGACCAACGGCGCTCGCGGTCATCGCGCTCGCCGTGTTCCCACGGTCAGGTGCGTCGGGATCGTACTCTTTCAACTCGATCCCACGTTCCTGCGCGACCTCCATCAGCCGCTCCTTCTGCCCGTCCACGTAATCCGGGTCGGCCTCGCCGTAACGATCCGGATCCGTGTGGATCTCCTCCCACTCGCCGCGGATCTCGTCGTCGTCGGCGTCATCGAGCCAGTCCATCTCGGCATATCCGGAGTCGAACGAATCACGCTGGCCGTCTGTCGGCGTCCCCCCGGCCTCGTCGAAGTCGGTCGCGTACGGATCGACCTCACCGTCGTCCTCCTCCGGCCCGGCCAGATTGATCTGGTCTTCTTCCGCCCATGCCCCATCTGAAAACACCATGACCCGGCCATCTGGGTAGACCTTCACGTCCTTCGGATCGGCCTCGTAGTCGGACGCATCCCCGATCTGTTCCCACTCCGACCCGTTGTGATGCATGATCTTGCCATTCGGCTCGACCTTGAAATCGTTTTGGCCCTCGCCCTTCGAGGTCCACTGGCCCCCGCCCTCGCCCCCCGGGTCCCTGGGGTGCTTCGACTCGTCCCACCCCGCCGCGGTCAACTCCCGCGCCTTCGACAGCGCGATCGCCAAAGCCTGCTTCCTCGACGTCACCCGGCCACCATGCCCGTTGTCGAGCGTCCCGTCCTTGAACTCGCCCATCACCTTCTCAATCTTCGCCTGCTGCTCCGGCGACCATCGGCCCGCTGCGAGCAGAGCCTCCGGGTCGTACCGCTTCCGGCGATGCGGACCGCGGGGGCGGGCAGGTGCCTGGGGAGAACGCACGGCTAGAGCTTACCAGACCAGACGGCCATCACGCCAGCGGGAAGAACCGCTTCCCGTCCTTCGTGGCGACACAGACGTGGGTGAACGTCACCGGCAGGCCGACCGCGCCCTCCGGGTCCGCCACCTCGTCATACCCCAGGGTCATGTGGGGGATGAACCCGTATCTCTCGCTGTAGCCGGACAGCTCGCCGGTCAGACAGGCGCGTAGCTCGTTCAGACCGACCACCGATGGGAGCGCGACGATCGGCACGCCGTCCTCGCCCGCCTGGAACCGGGCGATCCCGGAGATCGTCCCGGACAGCGGCCCCATGCCGTCCACGGTCAGCTGGTCCGGCAGATCCGTGGCGTCCTCGAAGAAGAACAGCGTGACATGGAGGTCCTCCGGCGGCTCGCCGTTCTCGCGGGCGATCGCTCTGGCCTCCTCCTCGAGCGGGTACAGGGCGACCATCCCCCCCGGTCCGTCGTAGTTGAGCGCCGCTGCGGTCATCGCTGGACGGTCGTCGCACATTCCCAGCTCCGACAACGGCCAGTCGCAGGTCTGTTTCGTCCAGTCCGCGTTCTCGAGCTGTTCGTCCAGGTTGAGGCTCATCTACCCTCCTGGCGCTCTATCCATTCCACCACAAACTGCTCCTCTTCGCTCCTCGGCCCCACGGTCTCCTCTACGATATCTCCTGGGAGATCTATCGCCGTGTCGACGACACCGCCGGATTTCAGATAACGATTGTTCCACGCCCAGGTCATCGCGTCCATGTCGTCCCCACCCAATACCACCAGCTCCTTCTCGCTCAGACAGCCAAAACCGGTGAAGGGCGTAGAGAGGATTCGTTTGACGTCGATCTTCGTCCCGGCGATTGCCTTCACATCGTGCTTGCCCGTGAAAGCGTCCGCCGTGTGAAACGCCAGTGACCACGAAGACAACGGATTACCGTGCACCGACACGATCCCCGTACCACGACGGGAAGCCCTCAACGTCTCGATCTCAGCAGGCACCTCCCCCGGCCGCCACGCCATCCCCCGATAGGCATAGACCTCGGTGATCCCCTCCTGCTTGAACAGGTCCTGGGTCAGCTCGTATTGCGCTCGTAGGAACTTCCGCGCCCCGGCCATCTGCTGGTCGTTGAAAAACACCAGGTCGGGCGGGTTTTGCTCGCTGTCCATTTTGTACCCCTCGAAAGCCAGATGGACGAACGGATTTGCCTCGAGGCCGAACTCCTGCTCCGCCGCGATCTGGAACTGCAAAGCGATCGGGTCAGTGTCCCCCGACGTCCGCGCCCACGTCGCTATGGACAACGCCGCCACCTGCTGCTCCGTTGTCTTCGCTGTCTGCATCGACCCCCCCGGCTCGAACTCCGACTTCCAATCGCCATACGGGTCGAGCGCCGCGATCAGGCTCTTGAAATCCTCGTCCCCCTCGAGCTTCGCGGCGATCCCGTCTTGCACCCGCGCCTTCGCAAGCTCAGCGTCCTTCGGCTCGACATCGTGACCCGCGATCATGCTGTACCGTGCTGGCACCTTGCCCGCGTACATCTGCGCGGTGTCAGCGGTCCAGTTTTCCCACGCCGTGTCCACGTGGCCCACCTCGTCGAGGTACTCGTCGTAGGTGCCGGGCACGGTGGGCTGGAAGACATCTTCGCCCCGCGGCGCGAACTGCCCGCCCTCGCTCGTGCCCCCAGGGTGCCTCGGATGCTCCGACTCGTCCCAGCCAGCAGCCCGCAGGGTCTCCTCATCAACCATCTGCTCCGGTACCTTGGCCACCCACAGATTCGGCCCCGCATTCTCCAACACCGTCCCCGTTGGCAACACCACCTCCGACTCCGTGGGATCCCACCCCACATGTGACCCCGCCGGGACCAAGACCCGATGGAGATGCTCCGTCTTGCCCCGGCCAGTGCGATCCGCGTAGCTGCCCGCGACACCCGGGTCGAACGAGGTGGAGATCGGCCGCGACGACGGCTCGCCCTGTTCGTTGTACGCCCCCCGCCACACGGCGATGTCGTCGCGGATGGGTTGCTGCTCGTAGATCGTCCGGTCGGTGGCCAGCGCGTCCTCCCCCCAGGTCCAGCCCTGCTGCCAATCCGGATCTAGCGTCGCGCGCCCACCGTTGCCGAACTGATCGTCAGCCCACACACGATACGGGTCGCTGTAGAAGTCGTTGTCTCTGCCGTCTGACTGCCATAGCTCCTTGAGCCTGGCGTTCTCCTCGTCCATCAGCCGCCGGACTGACTCCCACCGTGCCGCGACGTCCCCGTCTTTGTCGGTGAACTTCCCGTCCTCGTCCCGGGGATGTTCAGATTCGTCCCAGGCCGCTGCTGTCAAACCGCCCCCGTAGCGCTCGAGGAAAGCCCCAGCTGTCTCCTTGTGGAGCAACGCCGCCGGGATCATGCTTGCCTCTTCTGAGCCTGCACCCAGTCGCCCATCTGGTTCACCCACTCCGGCCAGTCCTCACGCCGGTACGCCGGGTCGGTGGTCACCGCGATCGCCTCGCTCATGACCTCGCCTCGCCAGTCGTTCTGGAGCTTCGAGTCGCCGTAATACTCCTCCGCTGCTGCCGCGTAGCCGGTGAGCTGCTTCCTGGTCTCCCTATCCGGCACCATAGCACGGAACTCGTCCAGCTGCGCCGTGGTCATCTTCGCCCAGATCGCGTGCCCGTGTTCATGGCGAAGCAATCCCGCCACGTTCGTGCCACCGGAGAACGCCCCCGGGATTAGCTCGGCTGACTCCGCCCCCGGCTCCATCTTCCATTTCAACTCGTTGCCAGATAGGAAAACCACACCGGTCCCTGGGTTGTAAAACCCCGACACATCGGGCTTGCCGAACGACGCCAGCCCCTGGTCGTTCAACACCACCTCGTCGTCCCCGACATCCCACTCGTCCGCGAGCTTCCGCCACGCCGAGCTGCCGTTGTTCGTCTCGTGCGCCGCGTCGAGGAACGCATGGACCTCCGGCGCGTCCTTCTTCGTGAGGACCATACCCTTGAGCCGCTTGCTCCAGTTGCCCTCCGCGATCTCCGCCTCGAGCGCCAACGTGTCGAGCGCGGCATCGACCGCCTCGTCCGCGGTCTTGAACCCCGCCCGGTAGCTATCTGACGGTCCGCCGCTCCAAGACCAGCCCCAGTCGGTGCCGTCTGGTCCGGCGGTCCTGGTGAACGAGAACCCGCCGTCCGGGACATAGACCGTTTCCGATACCCCCGCCAGATCGGGCCGTTTGCTCGGCGTGACAACGAGCGCCCGCACCTGGTCACGCACCGACTCCACCCCGCGAGCCACACGCTCGATCATCCGGGTGCCGACAAACCTGCCAGCACCCTTCGCGTTCTCCGGGCTGTACGCCGCGCCGGTCTTCTTCGCGAACCTGCCACCGATCTCGGTGCCATCTGGTTCTCGCGGGTGCTCGGACTCCACCCACCCGGCCGCTGTCGTCGCCACTGTCAACCGGCGGCCCAGGTGGTCGTTGCCCTTCGCCGGGTCGTCCAGATAAACCAGCGTGCACCGACAGTTGATCACCTCCTGGTCAGGCCCGTGCGGGTCACCAGGGAATTGCAACTGCGCTCCCCCGACAGTGAACGGCAGCTGGATCGGCACCACCTGGTTCTGCGCTTCCACATGTGTCGGCCGTACCTTCTCGTCGTCG